TAACTCCATCAGGTATCCTTGTCGGGTCTACTCCTAGCGGAAATCTTTGTCCTGCAAATAGTACATCAATAATTTGTCCATATGCTGCAAGAACTTTTGTCTTAGTTATCTTAATAAATACTTTTGACCTTTCAGTTTCAGTAAACTGCATGTCAGTGCTGTATAATCCTCTATACTGCCTATAAGCATTTAGCCATCTTTCTTCGTCGTATCGTCTTGAGTCCTCAGCAGATTCAAATTTATATTTTACATAAGCTGCTAGTTCTTCTTTTGGAGACTTTGGTGCGAACACCATTGCTTCAATATTTTCTTCTTCATCTGCCATAATTAATATCCAAATATGTTATCTGCAGGTTGCCATCTCTGCATTGTCTTTTCAGGGTTATAGTCAAATATTGACTGCGACCTTGGTCTTGACATTACGCCATAGCGTAGGCAATCGTATAAGTGGTCTTCTGCCTTTGTATCAACATCTTCACTGTTACTTTTATCAAGTGGTAATGTTGGTAGTTGTGCAATTAAATTTGTGCACGTATTAAAAATTACTATTCCTGCTTCATCAGTATCTTCATCAATTTGCAAGCGTCTATGTATTTCATTCTTACCTGCAACACGAGAACCTTTACTTCTGTCAGAAGGTCTCCATCGACACCCTGTAGCAATCATTTGTTCTGCCAATGATGGTCCGGTATCTCCTCGTTTATGCCAACAAGAGCTATCCAATACACCATAGCTAATTTGCCCATCATCTACTTCTTTTTCCAAGACAGTATACGCCAAATCTTTTGCAGTATACTTTGACACGTAGAGCTCACGGTATATAACCAACTGCTCATTTGTTGGATTAACAGCAAACCAGAGAACTGCGCTGTACGAAGAATAACCGTAATCGCATGCACGAAACCTCCTCCAACTTGCTGGAATTGTATAGCTATCCACCACGTGGTACTTCCTATTAAACTCAGCAAACGCTGCACCTTCTGCAACATCCCAACTCCCTTCTAATAATTGTCTACGTTGTGTCTCTGGGAGAGACAGCAACATGGCTTCATAATCCCCTGCGTTATACAAGTATGGATTATCGAGTAGTTTTGCCGGTATGAACCTTCTTCTAAAAAGGGGCATTCCCGACTTGGTATGGGCTTTTGGATATCTAAGCGTTTCGCCTGTAGTAATATCTGTTGCCCAAAATGCTTTATTTGGTACGCAAGGGTCAATAAACATTTTTTTAACCCAACTGTGCCCCGGACCTCCGGGGTTTGTTGTTCCTCGCATGTATACGGGGAGCGAGGAGTCTGCAGTTCTAAGACGCGAGCGTAAATAATCCCAAGCATATGGTGTCGGATACTGTGTTAATTCATCAAAACCTATATACGTGAATGCCTGACCTTGATAACGTAAAACATCTTTTTCCTGTTCTAGGTATGTCATCCATACACGTGCCCCCGAAGGGAATGTCCATTGGCTTTTTCGTTCTTGCCATTTAGCGCCCGGAAAAGCTCTAGGGTATATCTCTTGAGATTTATGTATAATCTCTCTTAGTTCATCATTTGTCCTTCTAAGTATAAGAGCATTTGTTGCACCATTACCACAATATCTTAAAGGGTCAATAATTAAACTATATGTTTTTCCTCCACCAGCTGCTCCTCCATATAATACTTCTCTTTCAGGGGCAGCTAAAAATTCTGTTTGCGGACCGGGATTAGGTTTAAATAGTACTTCCTGTTCCGGCTGTTCCATTGCTGAAGTTGTATCAGGTTTAAATAATACTTCTTCAGGTTTTTTGCTATCTTTAGTTAAGTCATGTAACTGTCGTTGCGTGTGTCGCAACTTCATTTTAGCAGACCGTACTTTGCGTCCTTTAGTGCTTTTAACCTTAGACGTTGACTTGAGCTTCGTCCTCGGTGGAATAGCGTTTTTGTTGACCATGCCTTCTTCTGTCAGCTTTATCTTTTTTCATACGTTTCCACAATCCCATTGAACTTATCTTACGTCCTGTGTAATCCGTTAGCCATCTAGCTACTTCTGTATAAGATGACTGCTTTAAATATTTTTCTGCCTGCTCTAAAGCTTCAAGTTGTTCTTCAATAGGTTCTAAGATGTACTTATTATCTTCAGACTGTCTGTATCCCCAAGGAACAGTTGGTCCTTTTAAACTACTGTAACGACTCATCTTCTTCTTTCTTTGCAGGTAAAACAAACAGACCTACAGGTTTATTTGTTTCTACATTTATCTTTTCTACCTTAGAAAGCCCTACTCTGTCAAGTATTTGTTGTGATGCAAGTAATTTTTCTCTAGTGCCAATCTCTGTTGGGTCATCTAAAACTCCTACCATAGACATTACAGCTTTAGGGGCATGAGCTGCCATTTCTAATTCTGCACGTTCAATTATTTCTTGTCGTATTGATTGTATAATATGATGGGGATTGGTGTTTTCTGAATAACCTGCAAGTCTCATAGCCTTTGCATAATTACCTTTTGCTTCGCCAAATAACTCGTTTAAAAATTTTTGTTGTAGCTCTGTTAATTCTTTACGCACGTTTATTTTTCTTTCTTGCTGTTTTTGTTCTTGCAAAAGAACGATTTTTGCTTTTTGCTTTTACAGACAACTTTTTATTGTTCATTGGGTTGCCTGTGGTATGATGTACATCTTTGCCATCACCCTTAGTAACCACACCACGTTTAGCCATTATGGCTCTAGCTTTATTACGTGATGCCCTTCGCTTTTTTTGCGTAGGACTTTTATGATATCTATCGTACTCTTTTCTATAATTACGTCTAGTCATTTCTTTTTTCGTACTTGTTTACGCTTGCGTCCAGTGGGTGAAACGGACCATTTAATACTGGTAGGTTTTCCTCCGGGATTTCCTGCTTTTCGTTTCTTAGCGACGGCTGCAGATTTTTGTCCTTTTGACATTTTGTTCGCAACTGCTTTCGGACGACACGCTGGATACTTTCTCTTTGATTTGCTAGCCGATTTACGCCCACAGGGTTTTCCTGTTGCTACGTCTCGCCAATCTTCTTTGAACCATTTTCTGAGTCCACCTTTGTAAGCCATATGTTATCACTTTCTAAATTGGTCTTTTATACTTTTAATTACACTTTTTAAATCAAAAGGTTTTTCATTTGGTCTATAAGGACATTTGTATTCTCTAGGACACTCTCCTGCATCATACGGTAAATATTCTCTATACTGTGTATGATTTGCTCCTACAAAAACACATACCCTTTGTTCATTAACTAAAATTTGACTTGCCAAACGACAAGTTGTTTTAATTTTATCTTCCCCTCTAGCTTCTTGTATCCCTATCAAAAGATACAATACAACTGCCATTGCTAACAAACTTAAATAGAAAGACTTATTATCCATAACATCCAACCAAGTCCACTACATCCGATTAACGCTGCTATACCAATAATAGTATAATCTCGTATTTGTCTTTTTCTTTCAGCAGCTTGGTAAATCATTTCTTGACGTTGTCGTCTAATTCTACCTTCTTCACGGACTAAATCGTCCCAAGCTTGTAATCCATAATGTCCTATTAAAAAATTTTTTAGCTCTTCTCTTTGTTTCTGTAGTTTCTTTCTACTAGAGAAACTTTGCATTGCAATTTCTTCAATAGAACCATTAAATAGTTTGTCAATAGTTGATGGATTATTTGCATTTTTGTGTATGTTATCAACATCACTAACTGCATTCATCCATTTGCCAAGTTCACCACTTAAATCTTCAATTTCACGACCCAACGTAATGGCTTTTTTTATGCCGTTATATGCGGCTGTTGCTCCTGAGACAGCAGCAGATAATGTGATTGGGTCAAGCATATTTATTTTTTATCTTTAGGTAAACAAACTGCAACTATTTCATGTTTTGTCTTGCCTCCGTTGCTAGGGACAAGAGGTTGGTTATTCATCCTTTCTGCATAATATTTACAATCGTTTATATTTGCGAAGGTTTGGGTTTTATTTTGAACAGCTGTGCCAATGTATACATATAGCACAAACTCAATCATGACGAGCGCCAGCCGCCACCCATTGCTTTATATCGTTTGGAAGCGTAAGCATTGGCGTAAGCTGAAGGGTATACCTTAAACTTACGCTTAGCTTCAGCTTTTGCTTTTGACCATAAAGCTGGTTTAGTAGGTTTTGGCTTAGACGAAGATTTCTTCTTCTTAGCTGCCATTACACTTTAACCAATTTGTAGCCTTTAGTCTTAGCCATGCTTCTGATTTGAGCAAGAGTCATTGACTTCTTTGCTCCACCACGTGACATGCCTTTAGACTTCATGCCGCCTCTAGCCATTCCTTTAGATTTCATTCTTGCTCCGCCTCTAGCATAGCCTTTGGATTTCATTCCACCTCTTGCCATACCTTTAGCTTTTTTCTTTTTCATCGCCATACTATTTCTCCTTAGCGTATAGATTATTAAATACTCTAGCAGTATCCTCAACATAGTTGGGGTCTTGCTTTGAGTGATGAGTCCATTGACTCGGTACAAAATCAGGTGGACCTTCACCTGTTACAAACCATGCTGGGTTTGTCACCCTTACACGATTATTCGGTAATGCAACTATATTACCTGTCCATTTTCCTGCATCCATTAATTCTAACACATGACTTTGTTTGTGTTGTGCAGGGTCATCAGCTACTTCGCTATCCGTATAATCAATCGTAAAATGATACTTTGCCGGATAAAACTGATTATCTATTTTTGCCTGCCAAGGACAAGGCGTTGCTCTATTCAGTACAAAAACCGAGTGATGGTGCGATTGACAATCCCAAGGCTGAGCCAAATATGTAGGCAAAGGTTCTGCCCATTCATCATAAGGCGTATCTCCTACAAGGGCAGTTAGTGGCATTCTTGCCCACATTGCACCCCCGTGTATATTTTCATCTTCGTCGCAACCTGTAAACAATATCTGAAAACTTAATGTCTTCATTGGTAAGGTTGTTACTGCTATAGCCATACCATGTAAAAACTCGCCATGGTATCGGTCAAAATTGGTCGTATATTCTCTACGAACCCATACCTTAAAATAAGGTATATTACTTGTTATATAGTTCATTTATTTCTTCTTACGTTTAGTTATTCGTTTTTGTTGTTCAATAAATGCTCTATAAATGCGAGCTGCACCAGCTTTGCCAGCAACTCTCGCTCTTTGTTCCATTGCAATAGCAGCCTGCGTTTTATGAGCATGACTCCTATTTGACCTTTTAATTTTAGCCACTGATGCTTTGGCGTCAGCTGCTGTAGTAAATTTTAATCCCCTAATTGTACCCTTAGGGTTTTCGTCAGTATACAGGTCACTATGTTTCTTTGACCTTGCGGGCTGCCCCTTTTTTCTTGGTATTCTAGCAGCCACTACTTATTCTTTTGAGCTGCCATAGATTTTTCAATAGCTTTTTGTCTTACTTTTTCATAGCCTGACATTTTGCCGTCTTTATCTAAATCTCCAAGCATAGCACCTTTTTTTAATCTAGGCACATTTGTTTTTAAATCCATAATATGTTTTTTAGCCATGTAATGGTACTCCCTTCATTCTACTGATTAATCTATCTGCTCTATTTGTTACCTGACGATACCATCTGGAATCCTGCATTTGATTTCCGGCTTCAATCCACTCGCCATCTTTAACAGCCTGTATCATTTTTTTAAATTTAGAAAATCTT